CCCCTCCCGCAGCCCCCACCCGGGGGCTGCTTTTTTGTTGCGACAGGCTCGTTCGGTTCGGAGCGCTCAACAGAGGCTGGGGCAGGTTCCGGTTCCTTCCTGCCCATGAGCTGCTTCAGATATTCCAGTAAGGTCATTTTGATTTTCCTTTCGCATTGCACCTTGGAATTATACAAATTCAATGGAATCGATATAATGTGTCTGTTCTGATAAGTATCCATATTGTGGACTGTACGTCGATACATAACCATACTTCATAGTTATTTGTACTCGCACGGTCGGACCATCCGCGCTTTGCACGGTCAGGATTGCTTGTCCCGTCTTGTTGGGACTTACTCTATACTCCGTATTATTTATTTTGGTTCCGGTGCAATTACCCGACAGGCTCCACTTGAGAGTTTTATCTGTGGCATTCTCCGGAGTGATGGTTGCCGTAAATTTTGTAGGTTCCTGCCATACGTATTTCTCACCGTTATGTTTCTTTCCATCAAAGCCTCCAATTCTCCACGTCAATTTGATCCCCGTCACAGGGATATAGCTCTGGTACGCCAGCCTTGCCTTGCCGTCCACGCCTGCGTATACTTTTTTGACCTTGTGGGCTTTCCCGTCTACTCCGATATAGATCTTCTTGGCCAGGCGGGCCTTGCCGTCCACGCCGATATAAAAAGCTTTTGCCATATCTCACTCCTCATACACGACCAGAATCTTACCGGTGTCCAGCTCGCTGCCCTCGCCGGGGTCGGTGGTCGTGGTCGTGATAGGGCGGTCTTTGATGCTTGTAGTTCCCAGCGCCATCCTCAAGCCCCCCTTTCGGTGGAGGCGGCCTCAGCGCCTGCCGTAGGGCCGGCGGCCTCTGTGTCTGCCGCGTCTGCGGCCTCGGAGGTGGTGTCGTCCGGGTCGGCGAAGCCCCACTCCTCCCGGAGGGCCTTGAGGGCGGCGTCCCTGTTCTCGGCCTCTCCGGCCAGAAGGGCGAGGATGGCGGCTTTGGCAGGATCGGTCAGGCCGGTGCCGGGGTCGCCCTTTGCGCCCTGCGGCCCCTGCTCGCCCTGGGGGCCGGGCTCGCCCTTGGGCAGGGTCAGGCTGAGCCTGCCGTCCCGGATGCTGGCCGCCGGGGCGTCGCCGGTGGTCACGGTGCCGATGCCCTCCACGGCTGCGGCGCAGGCGGCGGCGATGCCGTCCTCCATGGCGTTGAGTACACTGGCAAGGTTGATCTTCATGCCGCTGGAAAAATGATGTTTGGTATACTTCATCATGCTGCCTCCTGTCAGAGCGTCATATCGCCCAGGGTGGTGTCACCCAGAGCGCCGGTGTCGTCGGTCTCGGTGCTGCTGTCGGCGATTTGGCCCAGCAGGCTCACCTGCATCTGGATGTCCCCCTCCGGGACGTTCTCGGCCCAGAAGGTGATGGTGCCCGCCCCGGTCTCGCAGACGCCCGCGAGGCCCGCAGAGACGGCGGTGGTGAAGGTCTCCGGGGTGGGTACGGCGGAGGGGACGTTTGCCTCTCTCGCGGCCCGCAGCTGGGCCGTCTGCTTGTAGGCGTAGCCGGGCACGTCGGTGCATTCGGTCCAGCCGGCGGCCGTCAGGGTCACGGGCCAGATGCCCAGATAGCCGCCGGTGTAACTGGCCAGCAGCTTGTCGCAAAGCTTGGCGGTCTCTTTGGCCTTGGCCAGTGCCTGTGCGCCCAGCGCCTCCATGGGGATGCCGGTGACGCCGTCCCGCATGAGGCCGCAGAGGGCTTCGTCGGTGCGGGTGTCGGTGAGGTCGGCGGTGGTCAGGGCTGTCTGGCCCGCCGGGCGGCTGATCTGGCACAGGCACAGGTCGTACACCAGCTCGGTGCGGGAGAGGTCCGGGCCTGTCGGCTCGGAGGACGGCGCGCCCTGCAGCACCTGCAGAGAGGTGCTGCGGCTGGTAGCGTCGTACCGGAGCACGACGCGGTCGATGCGGGGCAGAGCGCTGTCCGCGAGGGGCAGCGTGAGGGTCTGGGCCTCCCGCATGGTGACGCTGAGGCCCACCCACCGGCTGACGTGCATCCACGCCCGGCCCGCGCCGACGGTGACGGCGGTGCCGCCATCCTCGGCCACCGTGACCGCAAAATCCTCCTCGGTGCTGAACACGCCGGAAGTGCGGGTGGAGAAGTAGGCCGCTGCGTCCTCGGCATCGTAGGTGATGCCGCCCAGCGGGTAGGTAATAATTCCGGGGGAGCTCAAGCTATCGCCTCCTAGATCTTGTGCCAGACGGGCGTACCCAGCCGCGCAGTGCGGGTGGTGCCGTCGGTCTGGCTCTGGATGATGATGTCGGCCACCCGGACGGTGGCCTTGTAGCCGAGTTCCGGCAGAAAGCAGCAGCAGACGTCGCCCGGCTCGAGGCCGTCGGCGTCCAGCGTCATCTCGATGCTGCCGGTGCGGAGCTGTTCGAGGAGCTTCGACGCGCCCCGATCAGCCAGCTTCTTGAGGTAGCTGTCGCTTTTGACGGTCTCGCCGTCCTCGGGTTGGATGTCCCGGGCGTCGATGATCATCTCCCGGCGCTGGACCCCTTCGGCCTCGGTGTCGCCCGCCCAGACCATGGCCCGGTCTTTGCCCTCGCCCGCCCCCAACACGAGGGCCACGTTGGCGTAGCTGCCGTCGCCGAAGGCCCAGCTGGCCTCCCGCAGGCTGCCCCACTTGGTCGAAAAGCGGTTGTTGGGGTCGGCAGTAGGCCGCCAGACCTCGAACATGAGTTTTTTCGCGCTGTTTTTACCCATGAGGATGACCCGGAAGCCGAGGTCGCAGGCTGCGCCCACCGTTTTGAAATAGTCGAAGAGTGCAGCGCCCGAGGTCTGGTTCTCGAACTTGGTGTCAAAGCCCTTGGCCTCGGCCACCTCCAGCTTGGGCCACGGAGCCGCTGCCTTGGCGAGGGCCAGCATGGCGGCCTCGGCGTTCTCCTTCTTGATGGCCGATGCGGACACCCGCTTGGTGTAGATCCACGTGGCCGGGTAGCCGGTGACGACCAGATTGGCGTCCTCGTTCTCGTTGCTCCGGTGGCAGATGCGCATGGGGATCTTGACCGCTGCGTCGGTGCGGACGAGCCAGCGGCCCTCCCGCAGCAGCTCTAGGTTTTCGGGTGTAGGTCGCACCTCGAGGGTAAAGCTGCCTTCGGAGTTGTAGGGCTCATCCCAGTACACCGACACCCACACGTCGATATTGCCCAGCCGGGCAAGGGTCGTTTCATCCAAGACGTCGAATGTCATTTCATCACCTCCGGCAGGATGCCCACCACCATCGGGTAGAAGGAGATGGACGCCTGCAAGCCCTCCCTGCCGCTGGCGGCGTCGGCGGTGAGGACGTTATCGCCGGGGTGCAGCTCCATGAGGTCGCTGTCCTCGTCCAGCAGGGCGAAGGCGTTGGTCTCCACGCCGCCGGAGATGAGCTTGACGGCCAGACGGTCGGTGGTGGTGCGGTAGATCTCCAGCACGTCCCCCTTGTTCAGGGTGGTGTCAAAGCCGATATGCTCCCCGGTGACGCTGTTGCGGATGGCTGGGTTGACCACGATACCCGAGGAGCGGAGCTTCGCGGTGAAAGGCACCGGCAGCGCACCGGGGTTGCGCACGTTGAGGAAGTAGCTCTGCCGCCACTCGCTGTACCGGTGGCTGTCGTAGCAGACCGGGAAGCGGAACTGCGGCACGAAGCCGCCCATGACAGCGTTCTGGCTCTCGAGGCTGTACCAGTAGGGCTTGGGGCGGTAGAGCATGAAGTCCAGCCGGGGGTAAGGGTGGAGCTGGACGGTGTAGGGGGTCTTTTGCAGCACGAAGCGGGAGAAATAAGCATCCCCGAAATACATCGTGCCGGAAGTGAAGAAGGGGAGCTTTTGCAAAAACAGATTTGCCTGCCGCTCGCCCTCCGGCCCCCAGAAGTCCGCGATGATCTCGTGAGGCACCCCCTCCACGCTCTGGCCCTCCACGGTCACGCCCTGCTGGTTGACGCCCTGGGCGGTCTTGAGGGTGACGTCCACGCCCGAGAGGCCATCCATCTGGTAGGGGATGTCATAGTCCCACCCGAGGTCGAGGGATGCCCCGGCGTCCGTCACGAGGCGGAGATGGTCAGTGCGCATGGTGGGCCTCCTTTCAGCGGTTCTGTGCCTTGGCGCGGTCGGCCTCCCAGCGCGCTTCACGCTGGAGGTCGGCGGCGGTGTGGGCCTTGGAGTAGATGTTCTGGGTGATGTTGGTGTCGCCCTCGCGGTAGCTGCCGGCAGCGGCGGCGATCTGCGCCGTGCCGGATGCTGCCACCCGGCTGCTCACGGCCATGTTGTCGCTGAGGACAAGGGCGTTTGCGCTCTTGACCAGCTTCGCGAGGGACTTGTTGATCTCGGTGAGCTTTGCGGTGTTGGCGTCGATGGTGTCCGTCAGCTTGTTCGACCCGTCGGTGATGCTGGGGGTGTCGATGCCGAGGCCGGAGCCTCCGCCCCCGCCACCCCCGCCGCTGCCGCCGGAGCCGCCGGAACTGCGGTGGCTCCCGCCCAGCTTGGACACGATGGCCGCGATGGCGACGCCCAGAGCGACAGCGGCAGCGGCCACCACGAGGCCTGCCGGGATACCGAAGAGGGTGGAGGTAAGGGCCGCGCTGATGGCGGCCAGCATCCCTTCGACGGCTGCGCCGATGGTGCCGATCATGCCGGCGAAGCCCGCATAGATGGCGGGAAACATACTCAGGAGGCCGCCGGAGAGGCCGGCGCTGATGGCCTTGGCCGCAGCGGCCAGCGGGGCCTTGAGCGCCCCGAACACGCTTTTCAGGGTGCCGCCCATCTTGACGGCCATGGAGGAGATGTCGCCGAACTTGCCGGTGATACCCTCGAAGAGCGTCTGCCCGATGCTCCACGCCGCCTGCGCCAGACTGCCCGCCGCGTCGCCGAGGACGCCGTTCAGGCCGTCCACCAGCGAGAGGGCGAAATCCCATATCTGCTGCTTCTCCCCGTCGGTCAGGCCCGAGTAGAGGGCGGATGCCGCCCACTTGCCGATGCCCACCCAGTCGCCGGATTTGACGGCGTTCCACAGGGCGTCCACCGTGCCGAGGATGCCCTCGTTGGCGCGGTCCTGAATCTCTTTCCAAAGGCCGTCTAAGGTCTTTGCGGCGCTGTCCTTGATGGTCTCGGCCACCTGCTCGGTGCCGTCGGCGGCAATGGTCTTGACGGTCTCCACCGTGCGGAGCGCCCCGTCGATGACCTTGTCCTGCGTCTGGGTGATGACCCGTTGCTGCTCGGTGGTGCCGTCCGCGAGGGTCTTGGTCACGGTCTGGGTGGTGGTCTTGATGCCGCCCACGAGGGCCGTGGTGGTGGCTGTCACGGTGTCCACCACGTCCCGCACGGTCTCCATGGTCTGGCTGACCGTCCGCTTGCCGTCCGCCGCGATGGTCTCCACGGTCTTTACGTCCTTGAGGACGCCGTCCACCATCTGGCGGCTGGTGGAGGTGATGACCTGCTTCTGCTGGGTCGTGCCGTTGGACAGCGTCTCAGTGACGGTCTCGGTGGTGGTGGTCACGCCGTCCTTGACTGCGGTGGTGGTGTCGCTGATGGATTTGATGATGTCCGCCGTGGCCTTTTTAGTGCTCTTGGCGGCAGAGGTGGCTGCAGCGGCAGCGGCGGTGGCAGATGCCGCCGCGCCGGAAGAGCCGGAACTGCTGGCCGCGTCAGCTTGAGACTGTGTGACCCGCTCATTGTGCTTGTCGAGGCGGCTCTGGCTTGCTTTATCTCTTTTCGACTGCTGATAGCTGCCGATAGAGTCGGAATAAGCCTCGTTGTAGGCATCTTTTGCTGCACCGAGGCCGTTTTTCAGAGAGCCAAGCGCGGCGGCTGCACCCTTGATGCGGGCCACCAGCTCATTGATCCAGTCCACCACCGAACCGATGACATTCGAGGCTGTCTTTTGAATGGCCGAAAATGCTGAATCGACAGTAGAGCGGAAGGTCTCGCTGGTGTGGTAGGCTGTCACAAGCCCCGCCGCCAGAGCGGCCAGAGCGGCCACGACAAGCCCGATGGGATTGGCCGAAAGCACGGTATTCAATGCCGCCTGTGCCACTTGCAGACCGGTAGCTCCTGCGGCGGCAGCTTTATGGGCCGCAGCCATCGCGGTGGTGGCAGCGGTATGCAGCGCCGTGATAGCTGTAGCTGCTGCCACGGTCGCCTTATAGCTCAGGACTGCCGCCGTGACGGCCACGACCGCCGCCGTCAGGACGCCGATGGTCTCCTTGAGCGCGGCCATTTTGGAGTCGTCCTCGGTGATGGAGACGACCAGCTCGTTTGCCTTGACGATGATGTCCCCGAGAGCCGAGAACAGCCCGCTGGTCAGCTCACCGGTCAGCGCGGCCACGTTGTCCTTCAGGGTAGACAGCCTGCCGTTGAAGGTCTGGCTGGCCTCCAGCATACCGTTGTAGAACTGCCCGCCCTCGCTGGTGGCAGCGGCCACGGCGGCTTCCAGCTCGTTGAAGCTGACCTTACCGTCCGAGATGCGCTTGTAGAGGGCGCTCATGCTCTCGCCGGTGGCGTCACAGATCTGATTGAGCGGGTTGAAGCCCGCGTCGATCATCATGTTGACGTTTTCCAGCGTGACCTTCTGGGCGCTGGACATCTTGCCGTAAGCCCGCACGAGGGTCTGGAGCTTGTCCGCGTTGCCCAGCGAAATATCGCCCAGACGTTTCAGTACGCCGGTGGTGTCGTCCGCCGCGACGCCGAACTGTAAGAGGGTCTGGGTCCCCTCGGTCAGGTCGGACAGGGAGAAGGGCGTGGATGCCGCCATCTTCCGAATCTCTTCCAGCTTCTCGGCGGCAAGCTGTTCGTCGCCCAGCATGACCTTGAAGTTGGTCAGATAGCTTTCCATCTGGGCGCTGTAGTCCAGACCGGACTTGACCACGCTTTTCAGGCTGGACGCCGCTTTCTTGGCAAAGTCCGCGATAAGCTGGCCTGCAGCCACCGTCCACTTGCTCGTGGCTTTCTCAGCCGGTTCACTGTTGAGCTTTACTTCGCCGGTGATGGAAAAATCTGCGGCCACGGTGTCCACCTCTTTCTGTGAAAAAGAGCGCAGGCACAGCGGCACAGGCTTAGAGTTTTATTTCGATTTCTTTGCGGCAGGCCGGGTTCTTGCATTTGACCCAGATGCCCCGGGCGCTGGCTTCCGGGATGGCCCAGACCGGCAGAGGCCGGCCGCACAGGGGGCAGAGCACCGGGGCGCGGTCAGCGCCGGAAGCGGGCCGCAAAGGCTTCGTTGCGGTCTTGCAGGGTGACAATGCGACCGCCTCCTTTCCGCAGGGCGGCGGGCAGGGCGAAGCGTTCCTTCAGCTCGGCACGCCGCTCCCGCTCTGCGCCCTGAAACTGCGCAGGGTCAGCCGTCCGGAAGCCGATGATCTTCGCCAACTGGGTCTCCTCGGGCAGGTTGGACATGAGGGCCTTGAACCGCCACCAGTGGAGCCTTGCCCGGGTTAGGTCGATGCCGTAAGCCTGCTGGAACGCAGCCACGATGGCGGGGCCGTCGGTGACGTAGTCCAGCGCCAGCTCCTCGGTGCGGCTGCTGCCGGGGCGGTCGGCCACCTCCTGCGGGCCTGCGGTGTAGAACTCTACCAGCGCCTTGAAAGCGTCCACCTCTTCCTCCGGCGGGACGGCCACGCGGTAAAATCGGCGCATGGTTTCCCGGGCCAGCTCAGGCAGGCCCTTTTCGTCCTCCGGAAGGCGGAGATACTGCCCGTTGAACCAGACCATAGGCCGGAAATCCCAGTCGATGGGCCTGCCTGCCCACATGCGGGGCAGTCTGTCCAGCAGGATGTCAGCCATTTTCCAGAGCCGCCAGCTCGGTCAGAAGCTGCTTGCGGCGGGCGGCCTTATCCACCCGCTCGACCATCTGGGCGGCGGCAGGCTGGGCCGGATAGCTCACGGGCGGCTTGTGCTTGTCCTTCTGGCGCTTCTCAGCCCGGCGCTGGGCGCGGTTCTGGGGGACGGCCGCCGGGCGGGAATACCGCGCCTTTTCGGCAGCGGCTGCCTGCGTGATCTCGTCGAGGACGTCGTACAGACGGCTGATATCGTTTTCGTTCAGCCCCAGACGGGCGGAAGCCCCTGCGCCCAGGATCTTGTCGAGGCCGCGCATGGAGACGCGGGCCTGTGCGCGGAGACGGTCGCCCAGGCGGACATTCTCCCGTTCGCACCGGGCTGTCTCGGCCTCGCTCTCCCGGGTCATCTCGTCCAGTGCGTCCTCCAGACGGTCGAGGTCATTGGCGTTCAGAAGCGAAAAATCAAATTCCTGTCCATGGATCAGCATTTATCGGTGCTCCTTTCTCTCAGCCCGCGACGGCGGTGTTATAGTCGAACTCAGCCGGGGTGCCGATGCCCTTGAAATCGGCGGCAAAGGTGGCATTCGCGCCGGCGCTGCCGCCCACATCGCTGGTCAGGATGAGCGCGCCTTCGCCCTTCTCGCCCTTGCCGGTGCGGAGAGAGAAGTAAACATAAGGCACCACCACGCTCTGGCCGGAGCCGAACGCGATCTTGTGGGAGAGCAGGAAGTCCTGAAACGCATCGCCCACATAGCGGTCGCCCTGAATGGAGAGGGTACGCTGGACACTGCCTTTGGTGGTGACAGGGCCGGTGCGGATGTAGGTGTTGTCCGTGGTGGAGGCGTTCAGTGCGCCGCTGTGCTCCCGCACGTGGTCAGCACAGACCACCCAGTTTTTCACGTCGGTCTGGCTGGCCTCGGTCTGGACGGCCAGCAGGAAGTCGTCGGTGGTCTCCACGCCGGTATAGTCGGCGCTGGGGGTCAGGCCCGACAGCTTGACGGCTTCGGTAACAGTCATAGGAAAAACTCCTTTCGTTTCAGCCCTTGGGCTGGTAATATTCGAGCCGCAGCTGCATCTGCATCTTACAGCTGCCCGACCCGGCGGCGACGATATAGCCGCTGGACGTCACCGAAACGCGCAGCGCTTCCTTGCGGCCATCCAGCCGGGGCAGATGATGCCGGTCATTCTGGGCCAGCACCCACTCGGTCAGCTGCTCAAAAAAGCCGCTGTTCGCGATCTGGACGCTCTGGGCCTCGCTGTAGTCGCGGCGGGAAACGAAGATGTAGCTCTTGGCGAGGTTGCGGCCGGAAAAGAAAACAGCCGTCACCGGGTCGGTAGGGCTGTCCTCGATGGAAAACTCTGCTACAGGCTCCGGCGAGAGGCCGGAAATGCGGAAGGCCGCGCCGTTTTCGCTCTGCTCCTCGGCGATGAGGGGGCAGGTCTTGAGCCACTCCCGCATGGCCGTGATGGTGGCTTTCTCGCTCATAAGTGTCCCATCCCTCCCCAGAAAGTCGTGACGGCCTTGGCCCCGAAGAGGGCCAGCGCCTCGCCGTAGTCAGCCAAGGCACGCTGCCCCCAGTAGGAGCCACGCAGACCGGTATCGCCCCGCAGGTCGGTGCCCTCGGGGTGCAGATAATACTGCTTGCGGGCATAAGGGGTATTGTAGACCAGCAGTCCCTCTTCGTAGTTGGATGCGGTCTGAACGCTGTTTTTCAGCTGGCCGGTGTCGAAGGGGACGTAGCTGTCAATGAGCCGCGCGGCTTCCTGCGCAAGGGCGAACTGGGCCTTTTGCAGGGCAGCGGTCTTTTCTGCGCCGAAGTCGGGGCGCCAGCTCAGCTCCATCTGCACACCATCGACCCGGTACTTCCAGCCGTCAGGTGGGTCGAAGACCGGTTTTGCTGACGGCGCAGCCGGGCCAAAGGGGATCAGTGCGCTCATTCTCTCAGCTCCCTTCCACATGAAAATGCGGCAGCGGGACGCCCCGGTCGTCCGAGACGTCCGCCACCGTACAGCAGATGTGCGTTTTTTCGAGGGCGGCGTATTCGGCCTCGGTCAGGCTGCGGACAGCGCCGCAGAGGAGCTTGCTGCCCCGCTTGAGCGTCCAGTGCGCGGCTTTTTCTGCCGGGGGCAGACGCGCCCACTGAGGATAGGGCAGATAGCCCGGCGCAGGCGGGAGGCGGATATGCACCACCCTCTGAGGGTCGCCGGAGGCCGAGGTGCGGCGGGTCTCCCGCCAGCTGCACCCGGTGAGCACCTTGCAGACCGGCCGGTCGGCTTCGGTGGCCGCGTCGTGCAGCAGCATGACGACCGTGACGGGCGTCTGCATCAGAAACACCCCCGATACAGCAGGCCGTGGGGGTCGCTGCCCAGTGTGTTGGCGAGGATGTACGCCGCCTCTGCCGCCAGCCGTTCGGCCAGTGCGCCAGAGGTGAAGGTCATGGACACACCATCGTTGGAGACGCTGGACACGCCGGGCGGCGTGCAGGTGCTCTGCACGGCGTTCGCTGCGTCGATGATCTGGATGCAGGCGTCCGCCAGCGCCTCTGCACAGCCTTCGCACACTGCGGCGTGGCCCTCGGCCCGGCCAAAGGTCATCCGGTCGATGAGCCGGGACGCCCGTGCGGCCAAGGGGGCAAAGGCGGCTTCGTCCAGCGTGCCGCCGGCGGCTGCATACTGGTCATAGGTGCAGTAATTCAAAAAAATCAGCTCCTTTTAGGCTCCCCTAACAGGGGAGCTGGCTGCCGCAGGCAGACTGAGAGGTTCGGTCACACTTTCTTCTTGATGAGGATGGTCTGGGGCTTGGTGACTTTGAAGGCATAGACCTTGCGGCCCTTGACTGCGGACGCGCCGATGTACTTGCTGGAACCATTGAGATCCTGCACATGGACGGGGACGGCCCACTCGTCGATGAAGGCAAACCAGTTGGGATGACCGGCGATGTACTCCACACCCTCGCCGAGGGTGGAATCCTCAAAGACGGTGAAGCCAGCGATGCGGCCCACAGCGCCGGTCTGGACGACGGCATCGCCAAGGTCAGATGCCTTGATGAACTCGGGACTCTTCAGCAGCAGACCATAGATCTCGGGGGAGACCAGCAGCCAGCGGCCCTCGGTGGGGACATGGACGGTGGAGAGCTTGGTGCGGGCGTCCACGACGTTGCCGTAGATGGTCTTCTCGGTCAGGGCGGTGGTGGTGCCGAAGGCCGTGCCTGCGGTGGTCAGCTCCGCAGAGCCGTCCGAATCCACCTGCAGCGCCAACGAATAACCGGCACTGTCCAGACGGTCAGCCACCAGATCGTCGGGGACGCTGGCGGCGTCGAAGCCGTCGATGATCTCATTGACGGCCTTGTCCTTGTCGATGTTGACGGTGAGATAGGTGGTGTCGCCGCCGGTCAGCTCCGCGCCGGTCTGCTTGTTGTAGTCGTTCACAGCGACTTCGGTGTCACGGACGGGGACTTTGACGGAACCGGCCTTGGGGCTGCCCTCATAGCGGTTGTTGCAGATGACGCCGACCTTCTTGACCAGCGTTGCCCGGAGCTTGAGGTCAACCAGCTTGGAATAACGAACCTGTGCTTCGTGTGCCATAATATTTCCTTTCTATCAGTCGATCTTGATGCCGGGGTTCATTGCCTTGAAGGCTGCGGTGACAGCATCGGTGTCGCCGGTGGGCGGGGTGCCGTGCTCTGCACCGCTGGAAACGCGGACGCTGCCGCCCTCCGCGGCCTCGCCGAAGGCCCAAGGGTTGGCCTTTGCGGCTTCTTCCAGAGCCTTGCCGATGTCGGCGGAGAGGTCGGTGGACTTCTTCAGGCTGTCGATGTCCAGCAGGGCGCGGACGGCCTTGACGCTGCGGCCCTTCTTTCCCATGATGGCGGTGTTCAGGGCCGAGTCGAAGGCGAAGCCGTCCGCCTGTGCCTGCATATCGCCCCGGAGCTTGGTCAGCTCGGCCTCGTACTCGTCCGGGGTCTTCTTGCCGTCGAACTTGGCGAGGCCGTCCTGCGCAGTCTTGAGCTGGGCCTGTGCGTTTTCGAACTGGGTCTTGAACTGTTCGGCGACGGTCTTCTCGCGGTTGATGTCAGCGCCGTTTTCGCTCATCAGCCAGTTCAGCTGTTCATCGGTGATGCCGGGAATCTTTGCTTTTACGTCTTCACGCTTCATAAGTAAACCCCTTTCTTTGGGTGAAACTACGGTTTGTTGACGCGGTTCTCCGTCCGCATGTTGCCGGGCAGGGTACGCGCTGCCCGCCGCGATGGTGTCCACTCCGTCCTCACGCGGGCAGAATGGGCATGAAAAAAGCGCCCCTGCCCGGATGGGCAAAGACGCTCGCGGTATTTGGCTGTTAGTCCCAGTCAGCATAGTGCTGACACTTGAGACAGCTTTTGTGGGCTTCATCCCAGCTGCAAGGCGGCTTATCGTCGCCCTTCAGGCAAAGAATATCATCGCCGATGTTGGAAATGTCGAAGCACAAGCCGCAGTCGATTTTTCGGTTGTAAATGGGACAAAACCATTCTTCAAGCTTCACATCATCACTAATGCGGAATTCCATGCTTTTTGACTACCTCCATCAATTTCTTTCCGCCCTCATCCAGCGGGCCGATGCTGGATACATTGCCATCTTGTCCGATGGCGACAAAGCCCAGCTCAGAGTAATAACAGGTCTGTGTACCGTTTCGCTGGGACATTGCGACCTTAGAGGAGCGGATGATGCGCTCGGCATCCATTGGCCCCATACCGCGTTCAGCCCAGCGCTGCAAGACGTGGTCGCTTGCAAAATTTATCTCATTTGGAGCAGACGGGGATTCAATGAGCCGACCTTTCGCCTTTATTGTACCAGCTTCCCGCATTTGCTGCAACTCAGTATTTGCAGCATTGAACCGCTCCTGTTTCCGGGCCGCGTAGCTGGCCTTGCTGCCCTCGCTCCGCCCAAACCCATGCACGCTTGTCCGGGCGCTGTCCACTCTGCCGCCGGTGGCCCGAGTGAAGTCTGCAAGGCCCTGCCGGGCCTGCCGGAGCTTCACGGCACTGGCGGTGGTGTCAGCCCCGGCGGCGTCCTCGGCCAGATACCGGCGTTTCCACTTGCGGACGGCCCGCTCCCGGGCGCGCTGCATCTGGCTGATCTCGTAGCGGGTGTAGAGCCTGCCGTCATGCTCGATGTCCCGGGCGTTGAGGGCCTCGAGGCTTTCCTGTGTCCATGCGGGCGGGCTTCCCAGCTCCGGGAACACCACGAAGAAGGTGTGGCGGCAGTTCCAGCCGCAAAGCCCTGCGCCGGTGCCGTAGCCGGTGGCCGACTCGAAGTCCTCGTAGTGCTGGCCCAAGTAGTCCACAGCCCCGCCCCGGTGGTAGCGCCTGCCCTGCCACACGGCATGACTGGGGCGCGCCCCGCCGTGAGCCGTCACCTCGACAAAAGAGGCCCCCATCTCGTCCATCCGGGCCTCCTGAAGCTTTGCGCCGGTCTGGTTCACACCGGTGAGCACGGCCCGGCGGCAGGCCACCTCCAGCGTGTCCCTGTGACCGCTGGGGTAGGTGACATAGGGCATGGAGTCGGCAAGGCCGTCCACCGCACGCTTGACGGCGGTCTTGTAGTCGAACGCGCCGCTGCTCACTTGGAGCCATGCCCTGTCCAGCGCCTGCTCAAAAGCCCCGGAGACGGTGTTGGCCGTGGTGGCGGTGAGGTTGGAGAAGCTGCCTGCCGTCTGCCGATAGCCCGCGTTGAGCAGGTTTTGGAGCGGTGTCGATTCTTCGAAGGGCGTTGGCTCTTTCCCGTAATGGTAATAGATCTCATCCTCGGCTTCCAGTGCGGCGGCCGCGGCCTCCTTCATCAGGCGGCGGATCTCGGCCTCGCTCTTGCCGGTATACCGGGCCAGAAGCTTCACCACATCCTTGCGGACGGCCTCGGTCTGCTGGTAGCGCCAGAGCTGCCAGTTCGCCGTCGGCGTCAGAGTGTCCATCCTGCCGATGCGCCGGGCCACGTCCCGGAGAATGTCGTCCTCGGCCTGCTGCCAGAGCAGGATGAGCCGGTCGGGTGCGTGGTCGAGATAGTCCGGGGCCAGCATCAGGCACCCCCGCCGAAGGCCAGCTCAGGCTGGCGGCTTTCGGTACGTGCCTCTTCGGCCAGCCGGCGGGCATCCTCTTCGGAGATGCCGTACCGGGCCGAGAGGTACTTGTAACGGGGCAGCAAGCCGCTGAGGGCGTCATCCCTCATCTGGGTCATGCGGGTCTCGGCATCGGTGATGTAACTGTCGTCCCAGTTTATCGAGATAGGGGTGTCTGGGATGACTACGGCCTTTTGCAGCTTCTTCGCTGCCCAGAGGATGGCCCGGGTGATGGCGATCAGAGCGCTCTCAATGGGTATCTGGTTTTTATTGGCGCTGGCTACGAGATCCTGTCGGCTTCCGTTGTATTCGGTGGCCGTTGTGACCTTGCCGTTCTCGAAATCGTACCGGTGACAGCCCAGCCCACACTTGAAGGAGAACAGGTTGAGCATATCCTGCACGGCCCGGTGGTTCTGCTCCACGCGGAGGTCGGGGTTGTACTCGTGGTATTCGCTGGACTGGTCAAGGCTGCTTTCCTTGCCGGGCAGATGCACAAACTGGCTCACAACATCGTCGTCCGGCGGGATGGAGTGCTCCACGCCCTTATCGTCCACCACCTTGCGGCAGATGTCGGCACTGTAGAATATTTTCTTGTGGCCGAGGCGGATGTCCTCGCGGTAGTTGTCAAAGGCAAGGTCCACGCCCTGCGCCTCTTCCAGCGCCTCGGCAAAGACGCTCATGCCCAGCCCGCTGCCTCCATCGATGTTCTTGACAGCTCCCGGGCTGAACAGTGCAAACCAGGGCGGGGAACCCTCTACCGTGACGCTTTCCACCGTGCCTTCCGGGGGCTTCTCGACCGGAGAAAACACCGGTGAGCCGGATGCGGAGTCAGTGACGCGGAACCATTCGTTGCGGATGGTGCGCTTCTTTTCGTTGCCGGTGTGAGTCTGTAAGTAAATGGCAGGCTTGCCGTCCATCAGACACTCGGAGACAAAGGCCGCTTCGGTCACGACGCCCCGCTCCACCCGCAGGGGGAGGATGCAGGGGGCCGGGTCGTAGTCCAGTTTGAGTCGGACGTCCGGGCTGGGGACTGCCTTGCCATTCACGACGGTCATATTTTCGACGCTCAGAACAAAAGAGCCCGTGCCGGACCAGAATGCTTTCTCGACCAGCGCGTTGGCGTTCGTCCAGAAATGCAGGTCGCGGAGCAGTCCGCCCACCTGCTGCTCATCGTCGCCCAGAAGATACCGGGCGGTGGCTGCGTCTGCGATCTGGAAGGTGGTGCGGTCGTTCAGCAGCAGATTCGCCCAGTCCTCGCAGACCCGCTTGCACATCCGCAGGGAGGCAATGGTGCGCTTTTTGGTGCCGTCGGCATACTCGGCGGCGCGGGTATGAACGCCGGGTACGTTGCCTTTCCACCATTGCCGCCATGTCTCGATCTGGCTGTAGTAATCGGCATCCAGCTGCCACCCGCGCGTCTTATGCAGATAGTCCAGAAAATCGGTGATGTTCATGTGTTCGTCAACCTCTTGAAATCGCGCTCGATGGTGTACTCATAGGCGTCCAGTGTGTCGATGTCGGTGCTGCCGTCGTCGAGGCGCTCATCTACGCCGGGATGCTTGCCGCTGTAAAGGGCCGTAGCGAGGGCATCCCGCAGGGTGGCAGCTTCCGGCATGAGCCAGAACCGCCCGCCGCCCATCAGGATGCAGGTGAGGCGGATGCGGTCGGTGATCTTTATCTTAGCGCTGTTCTCCACCCGGTCGGCAAGCCAGCTCAGCTTGCAGCGGCGCAGGCGGGCGCGGATATGGTTTATCAGGGTCTGCTCAGCGCTGTCGCAGAAGATGTACTGGATCTCGCCCCAGCGGGCAAAGACCGCGATACAGAACTCGATGAGCTTGTCGGCCAGATAGTCGGCATCCTGCGCCACCGGGTCGAGGCGCTGGGACGCCAGCCCCACCACACCAGACCAGCCCGGCAGAATGGCGGTCGCCACGAAGGCGTGTTTTGAGCCATTGCCGCCGAAGTCCACGCCAATACGGATCCGCCACGGGTGCAGCTGTTTCTCGGCGGGCCAGAAAAAACGCCCATCCCCGGCGGCGAGGCTGTCGGCCAACAGGCGGTAGATGACGCCGTTGGCCGCCATCCACTGCCCGAGGATGAAGCGGTTATAGTAGACGGTGCCGGTATACTCTTTTTTCAGGTCGGCCACGAACTGGGCCGGAAGAGTCGGATTGTCGTCGATGGTGTAGGCCTGACAGTAGATGTCGGCATCGCTGTCGAGGAATTTCTTGAACCAGTGGGAAGGGCTTTCCGGATTGCAGGTGCCGTCGAAGTGGCTGTGGGGACAGGACAGGCGGCTCTTGAGCATCTGGAACACGCCTTCGTCCCACGTGGTGATCTCGTCACCGTAGGCGTACTCGAAGGCTGCGCCCTGGATGCGGGCAATGTGCTTTTTGTTGTCGGCACCGAGGACATAGACCTTGTGGCCGAAGAGCTGTACCATATTTCCGGAGGCCGAGGTGCGGACGACGCTCACCAGCTCCGGCCCCCAGAGACCGCGCATAGGCTCCAGCACGTTGCGTTCCAGTGTGCCGAGGGTGTTGCCCAGCATGACCAGCAGACCCTCGCCCCGGGCCGCGCAGATGCGCTTCGGGATGGTGACGGCGCAGTCGAGGTAGGTCTTGCCGGAGCGGGTCGCGCCGGTCTTGACGTTCCAGCGGTGGGAGCAGCTGCGGAGATATTCCTGCTGAAACTCAGTCAATGGCACTGTCCACGCCTCCCAGCAACTCCTTCGCCTTTGCCAGTGCATCGGCGGCGGGGTCTTTCTCGGAAGTGTCTTTGTACATCCCGAGGTGTTTGCCCAGCAGGTCGAGCGCGCGGAGCTTGTCGGCCAGCTTCACTTCCTGCTCAAGCCCATCCTCGCCGAACGTCTTGACCTTGACTGACTGCACAGCAGCAAGGTCATCGTGGCGGGCATCGGATTTGAGAGAGGCGGTCTTGGGGTCGATGAGGTCAGCGGCGTTGACGAATGCAATCTTTGCCAGCTCGCGCACCACCCGGTCAGTAGATACACCGGTGCGGCGACTCTGCTCAGCCTGAAGCTGGGCGATGAGCTTCTGAACTCCAACATTCTCCAACAATCGCGGCCCCACGGTCTTGGCGCTTGCTGGGGAATATCCGGCGCGGATGGCTGCTTGGGTCGCATTCAAATCGACCATGTATTCTTCGCAGAATCGTGCCTGCTTGTCGGTCATCCTCACCACCTCTCCTGTACAAAAATGGAGCAGCCGGGAGGGTGCGGCCCTCCGTCCGTCTGGTCACGCCAGCGCTCTCGCGGCTGAGCTACGGCTGCATAAAAAATCCCCGCACATTTCTGTGCAGGGAAGAAAATCTTTGAAGCAGCCTCAGAAAGCTCAAGAAGGAGAAAAATGCCTGTCAAGCAGCAAAAAGTCCAAAGGAGCAATTCATCATGATGGAGGAAAAGCTTCGGAGGCTGCGTGTATCGGTGGGCCTTTCCGGCTCTGCCGATGGTACTATTTTAGCATAACGTGGAGTGACATAAAATGACTTCTAGGTGACATTGACTGACATTATAAATTTAACTCATCAATGGCTCGGCGATGGCGGCGGTAGATTTGACGGAGGCAGAGCTTTATTTCAGCTGCAATGCTTTCCCATGTCTTGAAGTGAAGATACCTCAGCTTCAAAATCTCGTAATCGTCGGGGTCTTCCAAGTTGAGAAGCACTGCCGTGATTTCGGCATGGAGATCGTCGCAAAACAAGATTTGTGCGTCCAAAGCCTGCTTTGCTTTTTCTACTCGTTCCACAGCACGAGGAAGCGCCTGTCCATCGCCGCCACCTCCCGGCACCGAGGAAAGTGCCTGTGTCATATGGCCATAGTCACACTCTGCTTCCTGAAGCTCATGCGTCAGGTGCAGCTCTTTCTTTTTGGCGCGTTCGTACTGCCGAAGCCAATCCTTTTTCTCCTCGTAGGTCATGCCAGCTCCTCCACCTGCACGAACACGCCGCAGATGTCGGCCCAGAACTTTTCGACGATCTCGCTGCACACCTGGGCGTCGTCGTGCCAGAAGTGCAGGCGGGTCATCTCGTCCTTGAGGGCTTTTTCCAGATTGTCAGTGTCGGGCTTGGAAGTGCGCCAGCTGCCGTCCGGGCGGCCCTCGGCGGGGAACATCCACTTGACCAGCAGACGCACCGGACGGCCCGCCGGGATGGGCTTCTCAGGGGCGTGGGGCGCAAGGTAGGCGTGGAGCTTGGCACGGGCGGCTTTCAGTTCCGGGCTGTCATGCAGCACGGCGCAGGGCTTGCCGCCCTTCATGTAGGCATGCAGCTCTTTGGCGTTATGGGTAGTGGTGGGCGGGCGCATAGGGATAAAAAACTGTGTGGTCATTTCGTACCTCGTTTTCTTTTTTTGTATCAGCGGCCAACGTGATGGGGAGGGTCCCCGGAGGATGGGGGCTGTGGTCGCCCCATCCTCTGGGATACCCCATCACACATTGCAGTGCAGTCATGCTATTATATATAGGCTATTTTGCACTGCAAATGTTGCAGTCATAGCGGCTATTTCTACAATTTTGCAGTTTTTGCTGTCGTGCAAAATAGCGGCTATTTCTGCATTTTTACAACAAAATGTAATTGCAAACATAACAGAGCGTTTAACCTCTGCTGCCGGGCTCCTTGCGGCCGACCTTCTCGCCGTCGATCCAGAAGCGCCCGTCTTCTTTCAGACGGTTCTTGACGGTGCGGGGCTTCAGATCCATATACTCGCCGAGGCTGTAGACGGTGACCTCACCGTCCATCATGCAGGCTTCAAAAGCGGTGTCCAGCTCAGCCTTCCTATCCTTGGACTGCTTGGCCTTGTCACCCCAGCGGCGGCTCGCGCCCTTTGCGCCCAGCGTGCGGAAGTCGCTGTCCGGCTGCAGATCTTCCAGAAGCCCGCTGTCCAGCTTATGCACCGGATAGTCAAACCAGAGGTTCACCGGCGCAAAGCTTGCAAACTCGCGGAGGGTGCCTTCGATGCGCCAGGCAGTCATGCTGTCGGCTTTCTTCTGAGCCGCAGCCACTTCGGCGTCGATGGCCCGCAGGTCGGCGAGGCCAAGCTTCTCTTTGGCGATGGTGAGCATCCGGCTCTTGCTGAGGGCGTCATCCGGGCCGTAGGCGTCGGCATGGCCGCGCTTATCCAGCATCGCTTTGATGACCCGGCAGGCGGCCTTGTTGTGGAGCTGCTCCCGGATGGCGTCGGTGATGGTCAGCTCAGTCATGTCCAGCATGGCATCCGGGTCGCGGGCAAACACGCCGGAGCCGGATGCTCTGTCCATGCTGCGCTTGCCGCCCTGCGCACCCTTGGAATGATGGTGGCAGTAGATGACGGCGCAGTCCAGCGCGCGGCAGACTACATCGAACTGGTTGCAGAATTTCGCCATCTGGTCGGCGCTGTTTTCGTCGCCGGTGATGACCTTGTAGATGGGGTCGAGGATGACGGCAGTGTAGCCCTTTTTGCCTGCCCGGCGGATGAGCTTGGGGGCAAGCTTGTCCATCGGGACAGATGCGCCGCGCAGATTCCAGATGTCAATGTTCCGCAGATTGTCCGGCGCAAGGCCCATCGCGGTATAGACGTCCTTGAAGCGGTGCAGGCAGGACGGCCTGTCAAGTTCCAGATTGATATAAAGTACACGCCCCTGCGCACAGGAGAAGCGGCCCAGCCACGTCTTGCCCTCGGCGATGGCGATGCACAGCTCGATGAGGGCGAAGCTCTTGCCCGCCTTGGAGGGGCCTGCCAGCAGCATCTTGTGGCCTTGGCGCAGTACGCCGGAGATGAGGGCATCGGCCAGCGGGGGCAGGTCGTCCCAGTCGTCGGCCAGACATTCGGTGTCGGGCAGATCGTCGGTGCAGGCCTCCACCCAGTCGCACCAGTCCTCCCAGCAGCTTTTGCCGACATTCGTTTCAAGCAGAGCCTGTTTCTGCCCCGCCCGCAGGATGCCGGGCATCCGGGAGAGGCGGGAAGGGTTGCGGTTCTGCTGGTCGAGGGTCAGGCCGTTCTTCTGGCAGATGGCGTAGAGGTGATCGACCCGCTTGCGGTACTCAGCATAATCCGGCGCGTTGACCCGGACGATAGCGTGGATGCTCTTGCCGCCGGAGTAGACCAGCGCGGCGCAGGGCAGCTCCATCTGGTGGATAGCCGCCAGCTGCTTGCCGGGCTCCATGTTGTCGCACTCCACAAGGGCGTAGCGGTAGCTGGTGACATTGGCATCCTTCCGGCCTGTGCCGTCCACCGGGTTGAAGCAGATCCATGCACCGATTTCCGGGTCGCAGTCGCCCATGACCTTGCCGACGTCGCCGCCGCAGGCGTCCAGCTCTTCGATGAGCTGCCCAGCAGTTCTGTCCCAGCAGCCTTTCGCCGGGCGTCGGCGGTCGGCGGCCATGAAGCTCTCGGTGACATAGGCCACATACTCGTCCGGCTCGAAGAGGGCCTGCAGGTAGCGTTTGAGCTGCTGGGCAGGCTCCCATGTGTCGGGAAGGTGAAGCTCCTGCTCTTCGACCCAGCGGGGGTCTACCAGTGCGGGCTGCTGCGGGCCGACGGTCAGCTCATCGCCCCAGTTCAGCGCATGGCCTGCAGGGCCGGACCAGCCGTGCTCATAGGCCAGCTGGAAGATGCTGCTCTGGGTGACGGGCTTCGAACTGCCGTGGAAGCTCTCCCATTTTTTGATGCACTCGCCCTTGTGATACCGCCCGCCGTCCCGGGCGCTCCACTGCTCCCACACGGCGACGGGCAGACCGGCTTCTTTCAGGCCCATGCCCACCATGAGCCATTCTTCATAGGTCAGGGCGGACGGGGAGACAAAGTCCAGTGCTTCTTTGATGTCATTTTCATGTTCCATTCGCATTACCATAGTAACATATCATCTGCGATGACCGGCTCAGCAGACGGGATATAGTTCTTGGGGTCAACGCCCTTCGGCGCGCCCCGCCAGCCGCCGGCGGCAATGCGGTCTATCATGTGCCGTGCGGCCTCGAGGCTCCATGTGCCGACGTGCTGGAAGCCGTATTTCTCCAGGCAGCGTATCTGCTTTGGGGTGGTCAGGCCCTCGTCCCGGCGCTTGTGGAGGCGGTCGAGCAGAAGAGAGGCTTTGCCAGCCGATTCCACGGCCTCCGGCAGGATGCCCAGCTTTTCCAGTGCTGCGGCCTGTTCCGCGCTGGGCGGCCCGGCTTCCCAGCCAAAGGCCGGCACATAGCCGGAGAGATCTTCGGCCTGAATGCTCATCTCGTATTGCAGCGGGTCAACGAGCTTCGCCTTTTTGCGGCGCTGTTCTTCCAGCTGCTTGGCAAGTGCCTCTTCGCGCTGGGCCACCACATCCTCGCTGGCCTGTGCGGCGGCGTCCTCAATATCCTGCGGCCCGCCGCTCTCGGCCAGATTGTCGGTCATCTGCCGGGCCACAGCACGGTCCTCACAGACAAGGTCTGCCGGGCGGCAGAGCTCGTGCTTGTCAGTCATCCAGAGGAAATCGAGGAGCAGCAGGTCTTTCTTGCCCGGGGAGAGGCGGGTGCCGCGTCCCACCATCTGGCTGTAGAGGCTGCGCACCTTCGTGGGCCGCAGCACGACGACGCAGTCCACCGAGGGGCAGTCCCAGCCCTCGGTGAGGAGCATGGAGTTGCAGAGCACGTTGTACTTGTCGGATTCGAAATCCGAAAGCACCTGTCTGCGGTCGGCGCTCTGGCCGTTGACCTCGGCGGCGCGGAAGCCTTTGGTGTTCAGCAGATCGCGGAATTTCTGGCTCGTCTTGATGAGGGGGAGAAACACGACCGTTTTGCGGCCGGCACAGCGTGCTGCCATTTCGTCAGCAATTTGGCTCAGGTAAGGGTCAAGGGCAGTGCCAAGCTCGCCTACGGAATAATCGCCGCTGCTCATGCCCACGGCGGAGATGTCCAGCTTGAGGGGGACGGTCTGGGCCATGATGCGGCAGAGGTAGCCGTCTTTGATGGCATCGGTCAGCTTGTACTCATAGGCCAAGCTGTCGAACACCTCGCCGAGGTTCCGCATATCGCCCCGGTCGGGGGTAGCGGTCACGCCCAGGATCTTCGCACTGTCGAAGTAGTCGAGAATGCGGCGGTAGCCGTCGGTGATGGAATGGTGGGCCTCGTCGATGATGATAGTCCCGAAGTAGTCCCGAGGAAAGCGCTCGAGTCGTGTCGGCCGCTGCAGGGTCTGGACAGAGCCGACCACCACCCGATACCAGCTGTCGAGGCAGGTGGACTCTGCCTTTTCCACCGCGCTGACAAGGCCGGTGGAACGCTGGAGCTTGTCTGCCGCCTGTTCCAGCAGCTCGCCACGGTGGGCGAGGATGAGCACCCGGTCGCCCGCCCGCACCTGATCGGCGGCGACGGAGGCGAACACGATGGTCTTGCCGGTGCCGGTGGGCAGCACCAGCAGGGTGCGGAGACGGCCATTTTCCCACTCGGTGTGGATGCTCTTCCGGGCGGCTTCCTGATAGGGGCGCAGAGCCTGTTTTTCTCCCATCAGAATGCCCCCTGCGTCCAGCCCTGAGAGGGCGCGGCTTTCTCTTCAGGCGGCGGCAGGAAGCGGATGACTTCATTGCTCTGGCCGGGGTCGCCGCTCTTTTTGACGTAATCGTGGACGCCCAGCTTGCAGCGGCCCTTCGAGCCGACGACCTCGTTCCAGCGGGGGCGGAAGGTGTCGCCCCTCTTGCACTGGCCGATGCTCTCGAAGAACGCGCCCAGCAGGCCCTGGGTCTTGGTGTGGAGGTAGAGACGGTGGGTGACGGTGGTGTCGCCCAGAGCGCCGCCAAAAATTTTCAGCGTCAGCTTTGCCATCGAGCAGGGCGGCAGCTTGGCGCTGCCCTCGAAGCGGGCGCGCTCCATCCCGGTCACTTCGAAGTAGTATTCGCCCTCGGGCAGGAGCACGAAGTCCTGCGAGACGTTGGTAAATTCGTCGTCCCAGCTCAGGGCGCGGTCGGTAGTATTCATGTCAGTCATAAGTATTCTCCTTTATAATAGTAAACCTCTCCGTCATCGCTGCGCGATGCCACCTCTCCTATCGAGGAGAGGCCTTGGCATTTCGTAAGGCCTAATCTCTTCGCCAGAGGCTCCCCTCGGTAGGGGAGCTGGCTGCGAAGCAGACTGAGAGGTTAAAAAGGCAGGTCGCGGTTGTCCAGCACCATCTGGAGCACCTGGGGCCATGCGGCCACCAGACAGCCCTCTACGAAATCGGCGGGGTAGTCCCGGATGGGCATATCCGCCGGGAAGTAGCCCCGCTTGCCCACAACGAACTGCAATTCTTCGGGAGTGACGTTGTTGGCACTCATCAGCGCGGCCAGCTTTTCGGGGACGCCCAGCGCCATGAGGTCGGGCGTCAGCAGGGCTTCGGGGACAGTCTCTCGGGGCGATTCCGGCTGAGGTTTGGGCTGCGGTGCCGGTGCGGTCGGTGCGCTGGGAGGGGGAAGAATGTCCTTTTCGGCGGGTGCTGCAGGCTTCGGGGCGGCAGGCGGCGCAGAGGCCGGACCGGTGATGCAGTGGGCGATGCTGGCGTAGTCGAAGGGGACTTCATCCGGCAGGCCGAAGCGGTTCTTGGCGTCCCAGCAGGCGTGGTGGGTGGTGTAGAGCACCCGTTTGCCGCCGGTGGCTTTGTTCTTGGCGTTGGGGCCGCTGCCGCTCTTCTCCACAATGGTCTGGTAGTTGGCGAAGAGGAGCATATCGCACCACTCCCGCAGGAGGGGTTCAGTCTGCTTGGTGGTCTTCATGGTCCAGCGGTCATAACTGCCCGCAGCGTCCGGCTGCTCGAACTTGGTGATGGCGGCGTGGGCGAGGATCAGCACATGGTGGCCGCTGTTCAGCACCTCCTCGAGGGCATCGAGGAGCCGGCCGAATTCCTCCTTGACGTAGGTGTAACCCTTGCCGTAGCCGAAGCCCTCGAGGCCGTCTACCTTAGCCTTGGCGCAGATGGCGTCGATGGCCAGACGCTCGGCCCAGTCGGCGGTGTCGATGACCAGCGTACCGCAGGGGATTTCGCCCCGGGTGACGGCCCGCACCTCGTCCAGCAGCATGGCCCAGCTGGTGGGCTGGGGCAGGCGGGCAACATTGAGCTGCTTGGTGCCGCCCTCGGTGTCGATGAAAACGGGGTCCGGGAAGTGAGAGGCAAATGTGCTCTTGCCGATGCCCTCGGGGCCGTACAGCACGACCTTGACCGGGGTGTTCAGAATGCCGGTGGTAACGGAATATTTGCTCATCAGAAAGCTCCTTTCGTCCATGTTCTGGTCTGAGCGGGTGCGGCGGACAGGACAGGCAGGTCAGCACCCTTGACCATGCCGTCCTCAATGATGATCTGGCACTCGCTGCCGGTGGAGACGCGGGTGGCGATGGCCTGCAGGCCCTCCGCCTCGAGCCAGCGGCCGAACTCTTCCAGCGTGGTCATGTCCATCTGCTCGAGCTTGTCCAGAAGGACGAAGCCGCAGTCCGGGTTGAGCCGCCGGACGATGGCCGCAGCCACCCGGAGCTGGTCGCTGCCGGACATATCCCGCCAGCGCTTGCCTTTATAAGTAAGAGCGCCGTCCTCCACACTCAGCTCCGGCAGGGGCAGGTCGGCACCGTTCAGCAGGGCCAGACGCTCTTTGCGCTTCTGCTCGATGGCATCCGTAAGCTTGTCGTAGTCGCTGGCGTACTTGGCGGCTTCGTCATCGGCGCGGGCTTTTTCGAGGTTGGCCCGGACTTTCCGGTTCGTCTCCTCGATGCTCTGGATAGAGGCTTCCAACTCAGCGGTGGATTCGTCCTGAAGCTGGTCAACGGTCTTTTCTGCATTTTTTCGCTGGTTGAACAGCTTGGTGTGCTTGGTGTCCAGTTCTTCCCGCAGCTTTTCCAGTTCCGCAATGCGCTCACGGGTGCGTTTCAGTTCGTCCAGACACTGTTGTTCCTGCCGGGCCAACTCCTGCGCCTGCTGCCGCAGACGCTGATTCTCGCCGTTCCGGGCCAGAATATCCTGCTGCCGGCGGATGAGGTCGGAGGCGCTGAGGGGCTGTTCGGGAGCATCGGGGTAGGAGATAAGCTCGTCGGCGAAGTGCTTTTTCTGCTGGGCCAGCTGGCCGGTGAAGGTGCGCTTGTCGTAGATGCTTTTGATCTCCATATCCCGGAGATGCAATTCATTCCCGATGCCGATGATGCGCAGCAGGATGTCAGCCTTTTCCTTGTCGCTGGCCTCCATGAAGCGGGGCAGATCGAGGGCCAGCGGCTCAACAAAAGCATTCAGCAGCTGCTGGCCGCTGCGGCGGCCGGTGGGGTCGGTGACGGTGAGGCTGCTGTTCTTGCCCTTGCGCTCCACGACGACCCCGTTGGAGAGAGTGACGCGGAGGTGGGCGGGAGCGACCGCACCATCCCGCTGGGCGGCGTTCGGGCGGAATTTTTCGCCGCCAAGCGCCCATGCCAGCGCGTCGAGAACGCTGGTCTTGCCCTGATTGTTGTTGCCGCCCACGAGGGTGAGACCGGTGGGGGCCGGAGTGAGTGCGACGGCCTTGATGCGCTTGACGTTTTCGGCCTCGAGGGCTGTGATCTTTACAGACATCTGGATACCTCCCCTTGAATTTGTCCTAATGTGCGTACGAACTGATCGATCGCGTTTTCCCGCTGTTCACCCGGCAGCTTGCCGAACAGCGGCTTTATGGACTGCGCGAGATTTGTGATGGAGCGGCCGGCCAGAAGGATGCTGTCGTAGGCGTCGCGGGCATCGGCCTCAGCATTAGCCGCCGTCTGGTCGAGCTGAGCCTTGAGGTCAGCTGTCATGCCGTCGGCCATTTCCTTGGCCTGCCGGACGACTTCGTCCTTGTCCACCACAGCTACGATGGGCTGCTTCCGGGCGGCTTCGGCTTCGGCCTGCCACTTGTCGGCTCGGCGCTTGGCCGCTTCGGCTACCTGACGGGAGCCTTCCAGCTGGCTCTCGGCGGTTTTGGCACGCTGCTCGGCCTTGGTCTGCATCTTCCATGCTTCCTCTTCCCGGGCTTCGGCGGCAGCGGCCCGCTCCTGTTCGGCCTTGAGCTGAGCCATGACGTCCTGATATTCTTTATAAGTAGTAATATCTCCGGAGAAAACTGCCTCTTTGATCTCCTGCGGGGTGGAGGGCTTGGCGGCAGCGTAAAGCAGCTTCAAGGGCTGGACATCCAGAATGGGCTTGCCCTCGATTTCGATGTTGCCGAACTGTTCGGCAACTCTCACCATATTGTCGCCGGTGTCCCGGCTGATACCGACGGCAGCGCACCACCTGCCCCAACTGCCTTTATAGTGGTTGGCGGTAAGGTCGTGGGCGTGTTTTGCGGCCATGATGCGGGCCATGTTGCCGGTGATAAAGGTCTGAGCGTCCTGCAGCAGCAGAGCGTTGGTCTGAGCGTCTGCGCCGAAGTCAAACCCCGGTGCGGCAGCCTCTGCAGGGGGCAGCGCAGCCACGGCCACGTCCGCCGCCGCCGGGGGCTCTTGTGTGCATTTTCTGATGTCGGCCAGGATCTTTTCCATTTCCTGCTGCGGTGTCATGTCCTTGCGGCTACCATTCGGAGTAAAGAACTGACCAAGCAGCTCTCTTTTTGCGGCAACGCCTTTCAGATTCTGGGTGCAGGTGATAGTCAGGCAGTAACGGCCATCAGATCCATAGTCCGATGCACGAATATCTTTGGAAAACGAGCCAAAAATCTCTCTGTCTGGATAAGTGTCTTTGATCCATGCGGAGACCTGAGACAGAAAGTCGAAGTCCAGACTATGCACTCGACAAGTGCATTTATCCTTGATAGAGCCAGCGAACTCTGACGCATAGGTGAGGGTCTTGCTCATCCGGCATTCGTAGCCCTGAGTCTCCCGGCTGACAGTTCTAGCACTTTCATCCCATTGATAGTTTCCGTATGGCATGGCGTAGGGGCATCCCCAGCACTCATGGTCGGGTGCATAGCCGGATAGGCGGTTGCCAGTGGTACTGGCATCGGTGGATTTCTTCACTCGCCGTCCGCATTTGCAGATATAGGTAGTCACACTCTCACCTCCGTGTCCTTCAGGCGGTCAAGCATTTCGGCCTGCAGGTCTTTGTTCAGGGGCTGGAAGCGGTTATTTCGCCAGCCGTAGCAGAGGATAGTGCCATAGATTGGCTGGCCGCGATAAGTACGGTTCAGGCCCTTGCCATAGATACCGTACACCAGCACCGCCGGGGTGCGGGGCAGAACTTTCTGCTCGCAGGGACACTGCAAAAGCGCTTCCATGCCCTGAAGCGTGTCCGGCAGGGCGGTCACGACCGGGTCTTTGCCCGGCTCGATAAGGATACCTTTCATCTCTTGTAAAAACCTCCAAAGTGTGTTATTCTTCGGGGTGATGGGGGTTCAAGCCATCATCCCTTTGCAGGCTCGCCGGTGTTCCAGCACCGACGGGCTTTTTGTTTTCATGCGTCCCTCCGGTTCTGCCGGTACTCCGGCTCTTCGGTGCGGGCGTGGCGGCGGTCGATGTACCTGCGGCGCTGCACCTCGCGCTCTGCGGCATGGTCGCCCAGCCGGGCAAAGAACAGCGCCAGCAACAGCAGCACCATCGCGGTGATGAAGTCGGTGTCGGAGATGACGCCGAGGGCTTCGATGCTGCCTGCAAAGCCAAGTGCGTACAGCATCCCGACGGCACCGCTGGCCACCGCCAGCCAGTACCAGACGCCAGATTTGATTCTCATGCGGATGCCTCCTTTGCAATTTGCGGGAAGAAATACTCCCCGATTTTCTCTTGCGGGATATGGAGCACCTGGCAGATAGAGGTAATTTCCCTCGGAAGCCAGCAACCGCTGTCTTCCGGCGCGTTCAGGCGCTTGCTCAGTGTACGGTCACAGATACCCGCCAACACAGCCAGCTCCTGCTGCTCCAGCCCTTCGTCTTCAATGAGGCGGCGGAGCTTGAGGTAAGGTTTCTTCATCGTGCTGCCCTCCCCTCTCACGCTGCGCCGCCGGGACGGCTGTCCATCTTCTTGAGGCTGTTGACCAGGTTGATGCTGCGGGCGGCAGTCTCCATCTGATCAAAGTCTTCCGGGGCCATGCCTGCGCACATATCGTGGAGGCGGACGAGCCGGGTGGCTTCGTCCACGGTCAAGCCGTAGGCGGCGGGGTTAAGTGCAGACTTCTTCATAAAAAAATCACTCCTTTTTCTCGGTGGTGAAGATGTCGGCCATAATCTGGTCGAACGCGGGAAGGCCAAAGGCGACGATCCTCAGCTGGTCAATGCGGTTGCCAAGCTCGACGGTGCGTACCTGCCCAAACTCGGGGTTGGAGAAGATCTGTAAGTCGTTCATGTGATTTTGTGCCTCCTTGTGGGTGGCTCCCTTTCCGTGCTATACTGGCACAGGAAGGAAGTGTAAAAATGCTTGATGAAAAAACGCTGAAAGTGCTTGAGTTCCTGAATGAACACCCGGATAAATGGTTCTCGCTCGAAGAGCTGTGTGAAAATGGAGTGCCTGCGGATTGGGAAACATTAAAATGGATGCAAGAGCGCGAAATGGTCAGAAAACAGGAGTCCGATGACCCCGTAGGCAGAGCATTAGGGGAAAGAACTTACATTTACCGTTTTGGTGCGGCAGGAAGAGTAACTCTGGAGGAACATAAGCATTCCGTTCGAACGGAAAGGCGTGCGAACATTGCTATTGGTATATCGCTGTTAAGCTTGTTCGTCTCAGTGTTTACCGCGTTAAGAGGATAAAGACGCTGATTGCGACCGCGAAGCCGGACAGTGCGAACGAAATTAAGAATTTATCATTGGTGCGTGTGTTGATTTCGTCTTCTTTTAAGCGCATCAAGTGATTGGTTGCGTTAATTTCGCGCCAAAGCTCTTCCCAGTCACTTTTATCGTTACTGAGGAATTTCGAATTGACTACGGATTGATCAGAGCCAAGGATTCTGTGGTCGCGCTCAGTTTTTACGGATGCAGAAAGCAGACTAATGATTCGCTCTGCGTCCGAAAAACTGACATTTTCGCTCTTGAGCTGCTCGAACAGCTTGAGGGCGATCTTCTTTAAGCGCTCGGCGTGCTCGCGGCGTTCTTGGATTTCTTTCTGGATGTTGTTGTCCATGTGGTTCGCCTCCTTTCGCTGAGATTGTGTTACAGCATCAAAATTGCCTTCGGGTTTTGTGCTGTAACTTCATTTTACTACAAGGAAAATGGATTGTCAACACACGATATGCAAAAATCTTCATTTTTTGTGTTGACAGCACAAAATCAAAAGCGTATACTAACATCAGAACGAAAGGAGGTGAACAAAATGACTGTCGGAGAACGAGTGAAAGAAGTTCGTAAAGAAAATGGACTGTCTCAGGAGGAATTTGCTCATAAGCTTGGGTTTGATACTCGTGGAGCGATTGCGAATATTGAACTGGAACGTACGGAAGCATCTGATAAGCTACTTTCTCTTATAAGTAATCTTTTCGGCGTCCGCGAGGAATGGCTGCGCACCGGTGAGGGTGAGATGATGGCGGCAGATACCCAGTCGGACAAGATCGCCGCGTTCCTTGGCGACCTGACCCGGGATGACGATGACAATTTCCGAAAGCGCTTTGTCGAGATGCTGGCCGACCTCAGCCCCGCCGATTGGAAGCTGCTGGAACACATGGCCGAAAAATTGACACAAAAAAAAGAGCACCCGTAGGCGCTCAAAGGATGCGATATGTCAGCTGATCAGGCGGCTTGCGTATATCCACACAAGCCGCAGTTTGCGAAAATCCGCTTTCTCAAGCAGTCGCATAATAGCATCGATGTAGTCTTGACGTGTCATTGTCTGCTTGCCTCCCACAACATGTTGTTTTATTTGCCTATATTATACAACCAAGCGGTGTTTCGCGCAAGAACAAATAATTGAGCAAAAATCGAACGAAAATTGAGCTTTTTACAATGAGGAGGGAAAACTATGAAAAAGATTGTCTCTTTGATGCTGACCGTGGTGCTGTGCCTTGCGTGTGCAGTGACGGTGTTTGCCGACACCGAGTACAAAGTGGGGCGGGATGTGGAGTTTTCCGGCCAGACGGATTTCGACTACTTCTATACTTATACAGACAAGGACGTGAATTATAAGTGTTTCTCTGTCGTGTCTGCGGAAGGCCAGCGCTTCTATGCGGCGGTCAAAGAAAATCTGTACGAGTATTACAGAGCTACGTTTGCGGGCCAGAGCCTTACACTGAATGGTGCCTATCAGCGTGCGGCAGATGATGGCTCTCCGGTTATCAAGATTCGCACGCAGATTACGTTTGATGAGAAAGGCAAGAAGGTCTTCACCTTGCTGGATGAGTTGCTCGTGCCTGTGCTGAAAGCAAATGCGGATTCCCTTGACTTCCAGACTATCTATGATGTCTTTGATGACAGCGCACTTACCGTTGCGAATGACGGTTCTTATATCACGTTCGATACGAATCCGTATAATTTTAAGGATAGTTTTCTTTTCACGGATGTTGTTTTGAGAGAAATCAAACTCGCAAACCAAATTTATGGCCTGCCGGACTGGCTTTATGAGGAGATGGTCAGCACAAAAGCGCTGGATGGCCGTCAGAAGGAGTCTTTTGACCGTCTGACAGTCACATGGACTTACTCTCCCAACACTGGACTTGAGGTCACCTATCGTAAAAACAACTGAGTCAACCGTCTTGTTAATTGAATATACAAAAAACTCCCCCGGTGCTACCAACACCGGAGGAGTTTGAAGAATGGCTTGCTCACGAGGAACAATACCAGCCTAGACAACTGTATTGTACCACCTCCGGGCAGGCTTGTCAAAGTGTACCCATATGGAGGTGTATTTTTATGGGAAAGCGAGTCAATACCGCCGTCTGGTTGGAAAAGCAGCAGCGCTGGCAGATCAAGGTGCAGAAGGACGGCGTGCGCCGGACCTTCACCAGCGCAAAGCCGGGCCGCACCGGCCAGCGAGAAGCAAACCGCAAGGCCGATCTGTGGCTGGACGAAGGAATAAGTAGCACCACAAAGCGCTGCTCTGAGCTGTGGGAGGAGTTCCTTATCTCGATAAAGGCCACAGCAGGCAGCAGCTATGTGGAGCAGGTCGAGAAGTTTGGCCGAAACTACATACTGCCGGTCATCGGCGTTCGCCGTATCGGCGATCTGAGCACCGGCATGCTGCAAGACGTCCTGAATCGTGCCTATAAAGAGGGATGTCTGAACCAGGACAGCAAGCGCAAAAGTGCAGGCAATCTCTCCCGCAAGACGCTGCAGGGCATCCGGGGCGTCGAGATGGCCTTTGTCAAGTGGGCACGGCAGCACCAGTACACGTCCCTGCGGCCCGAGGATGAAGTCGTTGTCCCGAAGGGGGCGCGAACCAAAGGGAAAAGGATCCTGCAACCCGACTCGCTGCGGATACTGCTTTCCACCGACACCCGCGTCATCCGTGGAAAGGTGGAGACAGATGAAAACATCCACGCCTATCGTCTGGCCGTGATGACCGGTCTGCGCCCCGGCGAATTACTGGGCTTGCGAGTGGGCGATGTGGACGGCCATAGGTTGCACCTCTCCCGGGCCATCAATACCCGAAATGAAGAGACCCACGGTAAAAACGAAAACGCCATCCGCGTCGTAGTGCTGCACCCGCTGGCGGCGGCAGAACTCAAAGCTCAGCTCCAACAGCGCACCTTCGAAGAGGAGCGCCCCTTGCGCTATGATGATCCGGTGTTCTTGCTGGACAACGAGCAGAGCCTATACAACTACTGGAGATTCTACCAACGCTGTAATGGCATCGATCCGCCCATCAGTCTGTACGAGCTGCGGCACACCTTCGTAAGCATGGTTGAAGACACTGTGTCCCCTGCCCAACTCCGCCGCATGGTTGGTCACAGCCGAAGTATGGATACTTATGGCTGGTACAGCCACGCCGTCGAGGGCCGCGCTGATGCTGCAGCGCTGGCGGTATCTGCCGCGTTGGCAGAGTATTCCCCAAAGCAAAAATAACCCACTCTCAAACCCACTTCTAGGCGCAGAATTGTGCGCACTGTTGCTTCAATAAATCCTGTGTGGAGTGAAAAGTGGCTTGTCTCCTATGATTTTTCAGTTCGCCAGTATAGGTGTGCGTGAATGCAAGTTGTTCGAATCCACCCGCGCCCACCAAACAAGAAAAATCCGAACCTGTTTCCGATTGGAGAAGGGTTCGGATTTTTCGTTTTCTTCGGGTTTGAGAATGAAGGCTCCCGTGGACGGCGTAAAACTCCGATACCTTGTCATAGACCGTAAGCCAATAACAAGATTTGGAGGATGCGATTATGAAGTACGATGCAAGAGCTTGCCATTTCAACATGGATACCGGGTGCGTGGAACTGCTGCTCCGGGATGGGAGAAAAATCTCCATTGACTGCACCGGGGTTGAGGATGCTCTGGATGTTACCATGGAGCAGAGGTCAGAACTGGACTACCTCATTTACAATGACCCGCTGGGCTATGCGGACTTGATTTTGAACGGTGACCCGGAGGAATATTTGAAAAATGCAGCCGGGAGCCATGGGCTAGAAGATTAAGGACAAAAAAATAAGAGGTGTGCCCAACTGGACACACCTCGGTGAGATACATCTATATAAGGCAGGGCGTTCCCTTCTCCGGGAGCGTCCTGCTGTTTTTATGCGGCAACAGGTAAGGCTTGTAGTGCTTCCTGCTCTTTCAGCCATTCCTCATATTCACGCTGGCCTTCCTCACTGTTGAAAAACTCAACCATGGAGGGATAAAAGCAACGCGCAAAGGTCTTGATTGCTTCATCCGGGTAGCCGGATTTGTTCGACTTCTTCTTTTTGTTCAAATGGTATCCTCCGAAAATCAAAGTTCCATATCTTGCCCACGCTTGCGGTTTCGCTGTGGCACATTCATGGTGCGCTCCTGCTTGGGGGCAAGAATCTTTTCCAGAAAGCCGCGCACCAGTTCAGGAGCACGGTGGAGAGCATCCAGATAGGGCTTTACATCGTACCACAGGTCGTGGTACTTGTTGCTCCAACGAACGGCCTCTTTCTTGGCGGTGGAAAGTTCTTCTTTCAGGCGGCGGTTCTCCACGTCCATCATATAGCCGTGGTCGGCTTGCTTTTTCAGCTTGGAAAATTCTTCTTCGGTCAGCGAGTAGTTACCGAGAAAGGTGCGCTTGCCGATATAATCCAGATCGCGCGCATGAATGAGGGCTTCTTTCGTGAGCGTGGCCTTTTTCTGCACAGCGGCAAGTTCCTTCTCCTTTTTGGAGAGGGTCTGACTGGTTTTGGCAAGCGACTGCGCCTTTTGGTCGACTTGGGCGGTCAGGCTGTCCAGCCGCTCCTGCTCCCGTTGGACTTTGAACTGGGTGACGGTTAGGTGTTCTTCGGTGCTGCCACGCTCGCCGCGCTCCACATCGGTGTACCCGGCAGTACGCATATAGTTGAAGAAATCGTCTTGCAGGACGCTGTACGACTTCTTCAGGACTGGCTTGCCGTTCTTTTGCAGCACGGGCTTTCCGGCATCGTCCAGCAGGGGTTTGGATGCCCACTTCTTGCTCCGGCTGACCTGCATGACGGTCTCCTTGACTTTGCCGACCAGAGCCTTGTCCTTGCAGCGTTTCGACCACAGGATCTGCTTTTCCACCACAGGTACATAGACCACATGGAGGTGGTAGTGGTAAACTTCGCGGCCTAGTGCTTCGGTCATGGCACGGTTGATCTCATCGGCATGCATGACTGCCGAGAGAATATACTGCTCACCTCCCACGATTTGCACAGCAGCTTTGTAGGCATCCTCATAGAACTGTTTGGCGAACTCATAGCCGCCATGGTTGTCAAAATAGGCCGAGTTGACATCAAAGACCAATTCGCAATAGTGGGTTGCATCCGGTTTCAGGCCGCGCGTGGAGATGGTTCCATCGGCTTCCAGTTGGGCGAACAGGTCGGTGTAGCTGGCGGTTGGCTTCTTGAAGTGGACGTTCCATGAGGTGCGCTGGGGGATAATATCGGGGTTCCGATAGCTGTCCTTTTCACGCTCATTGTGCTGCTGGGTGTTGCCAACGGCCTTGTCCGAAACGGCGAGATTTCGGACACTGGTGCGGTCAACGCCATCGTTTCTTGCCAAAGGGCATCCCTCCTTTCAAGGTTCATCGAGAGGTGACGGGGAACGAAGATGCACTTCTTCGGAAGTGTAATAACCCACTATAACACTTTCATCCCTATGGGCTGCAAAGTGTAGTGGGCTCTTCGAGGACTCTCCGAGGGGGAACGTCTCCTGCGGGAGAGTTACAATCAAGTTCGCACAATGCGAACTTGATTGCTCCGTACGCATCTGCAAAAATCGCGTACGGAGTTCAAATAACCTGTACGGTTCGTACAGCATACAAATGAACAAAATACAGACGATAAAACGCTTGATTTTATCAAAACACGCCGTACAGGTGCGTACAAGTACAGACCGTACAGGTTGTACGAATTTCTTCCGTGAAAAAATGCACTTTTTACGGGCAGGGGTGGACAAGCGGCTCGATG